AATGGCATAATAGATATCGCCGCAACTTCGTCCTATAGCATCGATAATATACCAGTTTTAACTGCAAATAGTCTAGGCGGTGCTGTTGTAAACAGTAACCTAACAAGTGTAGGAACATTGCGTTCTCTATCAGTATCAGGCAATGCTTCATTTGCTGAATTCCTTTTTGTAAACAGCATGAGCAATCGTATTGGTGTCGGTACTGAGGAACCTAATTTATCTTTAAGCATCGTTGATAATAGTGTAGAGCTAGGTATGGGTAGCCCGCAGATAGGCCTAGGCAGTATTGGAACATTTAGTAGTCACGATCTTGCAATTACTACAGATAACATTCCTCGTATCACTATAAAGAATACCGGTGCTGTTAATATCGGAGATCCGGTAAATGGCGGTGGCAGTTTAAACGTGTATGGTACATTGTTTGCCACTAACATACAAACAGACAACAGAATTGATCGAACACAACCTTTAACATTTAATGCCACAGCCGACACTAGTGTATATGGCCTAGGCTTAGTATGGTCAGGAACTGGTAGTCCGAAACAACTTATAATGTTGGCTCAACCTGATAGAATTTGGACTACTGAAAGTTTTGATATCGGTGCTAATCAAAGTTACTATATTAACGGTAACGTGGCCATCAACTCAATGGGGTTAGGACCATCTATAATTAACTCTAATTTGCAAAAGGTAGGTGTATTATCTTCATTAGAAGTATCCGGAACAACAACTTTAGGTGCAACAACAGCAACTTCAATTACATTAGCCAATACTGATTCTGTTCTAGCTATTACTAATACAGGACTAACTGCTAACAACAAAAATCTATTGCAGTTTAATGCTAGCCAAACTACAATTGGTGATGTAGCAATTCAAACACATCCTGTAAAAGTGTTTGGACCATTAAGCATTAACATCAACAATCCAGATCCAAAAGTACAATTTAGTGTAAATGGAGATGTAAATATTGGCGGCAAGAAGTTTACAAATGGTACTACAGCGCCAACTACTGGTACTTTCCAAACAGGAGACATCTGTTGGAACACCAATCCTCAGGCAACTAGTTATGTCGGTTGGGTATGCACTGCATCTGGAACTCCTGGGATTTGGAATGCATTTGGTGCCATCAGTAGTTGACTAAAATAAATAAACCTATATAATACATATATGCGGCCTTAGGCATTCATCCCGCAATATAAATTCTGCATGTCATTGTTAACTAGGAGATAAAACAATGGCAACTTTACAACCAGTCGCTTACAAATATCAAAGCACAAAAGAATATGTAGACGCATTTCCATGTGCCTACAGACAATGGAGAGCAGACTCTCACTGCAATCTAATTCACGGTTACAGCTTTTCAATGAAGTTCTATTTCGGTACAAACGATTTAGATGTTCGTAATTGGGCAGCCGACTACGGTGGATTGAAAGAACTCAAAAAAATCTTAGAAGATCAATTCGATCATACTTTGTTAGTATCAGAGGATGATCCAGAATTAGAATTCTATAAAGAAATGCAAAATCGAAAATTGGCTAAATTAACTATCCTTCCAAAACTTGGATGCGAAGGTTTAGCAGATATGCTTTACAAGTATATCAACGGTGTCTATATTCCAGACATGTGGGGTCAAGGTGAAGCAGATCGCCTGTGGTGCTATCGCGTGGAAGTTAGAGAAACTCAATCAAATATGGCATTTAGAGAAGGGCACCGAGAGTGGAATGAGGATCTTCTTTCTTAAATTTTGGCGTGTCTGGGCCAAAGCGTTAGGTGAAAAATCAGGCAGTTCGGACGAGGAATCGGACCGAATTGCTTGCATTCGTACCTTAATTGTGTTATCATATGTACTTACAAACACTTTTATAATCGCAGGCGTCATAAGGCATTGGTAATGAAACGTATAGGCTTCGCATGTAAATGGATTGACCATCCTCATCAGGTCGACGGTATTAAAGCTACAGACGAGTGTAAGCAGTACAATACCGGTAGTACCACAGTGGCCTGGCTTGGTCGTCAAACTCAAGAAGTAGCAGAACAGAAGCTATGGGACCTAATGGTTCAGAACATCGAATCTACCCGAAAACTTGTAACTAGAGTAGGAACTTTGAATGAACATTTACGTATGGTCCGTATTAGTAGTGATATTCTACCTGTATATACTCAAGCTGACTGGAGTTATTTTTGGCGTCGTCCTGACGTCGTGGCCTATTGCGAGCGACATTTTAGAGAAGTGGGTGATATTGCTCGTCGGCATAATGTTAGGTTGTCTTTTCATCCTGGTCAATTTACTGTCTTGGCAAGTGATAATGAAGGTATCGTTCAACGAAGTATAGAGGAGTTTGAATATCATGTGGACATGGCCCGCTGGATGGGTTTTGGACAACAGTTCCAAGACCTTAAAATCAACGTACACATTTCAGGCCGTCAAGGCCCTGAAGGCATACGCAGAGCATACGGGCGGTTATCACCCGAAGCTCGCAATACCATTACTATTGAAAATGAAGAAAACTCATGGGGGTTAGATGACTGTCTTACTATTAGCGACCTTGTTCCTATTGTGCTCGACATACACCATCACTGGATTCGAGAAGGTGAGTACATACTCCCCTCAGATGATCGCGTTAGCAAGGTTGTTGATAGTTGGCGTGGCCTGCGTCCTACTATGCACTATAGTGTTAGTAGAGAAGATTATCTTGTGGAGCATGACCAATCTACCGCACCTGTTCATGCCCAACTCCTTTTAGACGGCTATAAAAAGCAAAAGCTCAGAGCACATTCGGACTTTTACTGGAATACAGCATCGAACGAATGGGCTTTGAGCTTTTTAGACACACATGATATTATGTGTGAAAGCAAGGGTAAAAACTTAGCTAGCTTTGCCCTTTATGAACAAGCAAAAACTCTTACTCTGCTTTAGGCTTGCGTGGAGCACGTGGCTTCTTAGCCGCTGGTGCTTTCTTAGCTTTAGCTGGCTTTACAGCAGGCGCTGGTGCTGGAATAGATTCTAGCATTGCACGAGTAACATCGTCAGCAACTGGTGTTGCTGGCGTTTCCACTTTGTATGGAACTTCTGCTTCTACTGCCTTAGGTTTTAACCCAAAAACTCGTTTAATAAATTCTCTCATAATAACTCTCCTTGTAAAATATTTATTAATAAATATCATTATGTATAACTTTATTAGATATGTTAGCCTGAATGAGGGCAATACTCCTAAAACTTTGGAGCAAACACCATTACCTTACAGTAAAACAGCCCTAGCTCCCAGCATGAGTAAAGCTACGATAGATTATCATTATGGTGAATTGTATAAGGGTTATGTTGATCGCTATAACAAAGGTGAGGGTGACCCGGACTTTAACGAAGCAGGGGCTTTTTTACACGACATATATTTTAGACAATTCCAAAGTCCTTCTAGATCTAATGAGCCTACAGCAATAGCTCTTAATTTTATCAACAAATATTTTACTAACTTTGACAAATTTAAAGAGGCTTTTGAAAAAGAAGCAATGAAAATACAGGGCAGTGGATGGGCATATCTAGCTCGAGACGGTAGCATTAAGACCATAAAAAATCATCAGATTAAAATGGATATAATACTACTAGTAGACTGGTGGGAACATGCATGGGCTCTAGACTATCAGAGTGAGAAGAAAGAATATCTTGAAAACCAATGGAAAATAATGAACTGGAATGTCATTGGTTCTAGAGTCGGTCGAGTAAGTTAAAATCTATCTAACAAATAAATATTATTATGAGAATCTGGGAAATAATTAAAGAAGGTAAAAAACCAATAAATGATCCAAAATTTGTTGGGTTTATGAACAATGCACTAGGTGACCGAGTCGATGCACCGGCACCTCCGCCTGACCCAGATATGGTTGCAATGGGCGGGAGTGTAGCAGAACTAGATAACCCGCATTTCAATTTCCGCCAGGCTATAAATTTTGGCATTAACCTTTTTAGGAAGATGACTCCAGAACAGAAATTAAAATTAGCCAAAAAAGGAGAAGATGCTGTAGAAGAATACATCTACAACATGGCTGTTAAGCACAATATGTTAATAGATTATGACGCAGATGATGATGCTAATCAACACAAATTTGCAGAAGAAGATATTGCAGAATGCCAGGGATACTTACCTGAAATATTCCATGATCCTGCTATCGACAGTTGGGTGATGGTATTAACAGACGGCAAGCCTATTCCTGAACCACGCAAGCGTAAACCAAAAGATTTAGGTCCTTTTACTGTTAAAATTAATCAAATAGCTGATACTCACGATGAGGCGGGTAGAGTCGTAGGTAGCGGATTGAGTAATCGAACTTGGAAACCAGTAAAACAATTCCAGACTAGACCTGAAGCAGAAGCCTACGCAAAACATCTAATTGCCAAATACCCAACGCATTATATTGGTGTTACTAATGGAGCCGATACTCATAACTTAAATGTTACTTATATACATAGCCCACCTGATACACGAAACTAAAGTTGGTCTAACGTCTTAAGGCTACTAGCAGGTATATCCCAAACTCGACGAGCTTCTACCCCTTTGCTTTGCGCAAACTTCTTAGCGTCACACTCGCTACACACGTGATAAAAATTATTGTTTAATCTTTTCGGATCCATTGATCCTTTATCTCTTTGAAATAAAGTACTACAACTGTCACAACGAAACAGTACTACAGTCTTATTCCTGCTGTAAGTATGGGTTTTACCACGACTGCTAATGCGCACGTAGTGGGTTTTACGAAATTCAGTTCCTATAAACATAACTGTATTTACATTAAGGTTATAAAATGGTAATGATAAATACTCAATCGAGGGCCATTATGATTACTATTTCACCATCTGCAAAAGACAAAATTAAAGACATTCTTGCAGAAGAAAACAATCCCAAAGTAGCGTTAAGAACATTTGTCCAGGGTGGGGGCTGTAGCGGATTTAGTTACGGTTTCACATTAGATGAAGTAGCGAACGAAGATGATTTCGAAATTCCCCTAGACGGATTCCGAGTACTTGTAGATAGCATGAGTATGCAATATCTTACAGGTGCAGAAATAGATTATAAAGAAGAAATAATGGGTAGCAGTTTTACTATAAAGAATCCCAATGCAACAACTACATGCGGCTGCGGTAGCAGTTTCGGAGTTTAATAAATGACACAACAAGTAATCAATACAGGTATACAGGGCAACGACGGTACTGGTGACAGTATCCGCGAATCGTTTATTAAAGTCAATCAAAACTTTAATGAACTTTACTCTGTTTTTGGATTAGGTGGTTCTCTTACACTTAGTAGTTTAAACGACGGAACTACCTACGGACAAGATCAACTTATCGTAGGTAGCCATATAGATGGTACGACTTTAAGTGCGAGAACTTTAACCAGTGTTGACGGCAGTATTATTATTGTTAACACCAATGATACTATTAATCTTGCCACAAAAGGATCTACACTGCAACAAGATACTGCTCCCACTTTAACTCAAGATTTAAACGCTAATGGGTTTACTATTGCAGGGCTAGTTGATCCTACAGCTAATTTAATCAATACCTTTAACCGAGTGTATGGATCAGGGCAGGCAAACATTGGCAGCATGGCTGTTACTGTAAACTACGGCAACTTAAATTACATATCAGCAAGTACTAGCAATATTACTCCGGGAACTATTAATACACCGGCATCTGTTGGTACTTATAATGTTAGTTCTGTAATAAAATCTAGACCACAACCACAAATTCCTTCTCCATCTATAGTTGCAACTGCAATGACAGCCGGAAGCTATTACAAAATAGTATCAACTGGATCTACTGATTTTAGACTATACGGTGCGGCAGCTAATGCTGTTGGTATTACATTTACTGCCACGTCTGCCGGTATTGGTACCGGCACTGTAGTTGACGGCGATTATAATCCAGCATTAACTGGTAATTATCTAGCTACTGAAATCGTACAACGTCAAGACCTAGTGCTACGTGAAGGTGACAATATGATTGGCACTTTAAATCTTAGCGATCACCCGGCGCCTTTAGCAGGAGCAGGAACACCTACAGGTGCT